TCAGTTGTGCTTCACAATGTACTCATAGTACGCCTGAACCTTGTCCGGGTTCGCGTCCTTATCGTGGATAAATGCCTTAGCCATCTCCGCAAAGAAGCCCGGATCGGTTACGCCGTAACGCTTTGCCACTTCGGAGTAATCCGAGTACATAGCGTTCATCATGGCGTAAAACTCGGCAAACTGCTTGCCCGTGGTCTGAATGCCGTATTTCTTGGCAAACGGCCTTACGTCATCGGGCTTCCATTTACCGCCTCTGCCTACTGCCGGATCTTCGTTCACCATGCTTGCAACCCATTCCTCGGCAGTCTGCTCTGTAAAAGGCGGGTCGTCATCTTCGTACCGTCTGCTCTTTCGATCCCGGTCTGCGTAGCCGCCGTAATACTCGCTATGCCGGCCGTAGTCTTCATAGCGACGACGGTCATAGTCCGTATAGGGGCGACGGTCATAATCGTCGTAATCGCGATAACGACCGTAGTCTTCGCGGTCATCATTCCGATCACGGCGAGGGTACCTTTCGGGCATGTCGCTCTTCGGCTCTCTGCGCATCATAGCCATTTGGAGTGTTTTACTCTTCATCGCCTTCACCTCCTCACGCCTGCACGGGAGCGGTGCCGTTAATAGCGCTCAAGGCGTTATTCGGCGCACAGCACGGGTCGCCCATTAGCCGGAACGCTCCACCTGTCGAGGTCGTAACAACTCTTGTGCTGTACTTCGTGCGGGTACGGATCATGGCCGCCGTTACCTGTGCGCAGTTACGCTTCGTCAGCGGATAGGTAGCCGTGCCTGTCCCGATGGTAATGACGACGGGCGCGTTGATGATAGTCGCGTCGGGTATCGCTTGTGCGATGACAAGACAATACTTCTCGCCATTCTCATAACTGCCCGCCGGGATATTGACCGTCAGCACACCGTTAGCATATGTCACGGCCTGGCTGATCACAAACCGAGGGCATACGCTGCAAATCGGTTTACATGCCATAATAAGTCCTCCTTACTCAGGAAGGGTCTCAGCTTCCCGAGACCCTTCCGAAAATCAATCAGGCACAGCCGCAGTTATTGCCCGTCGGCGTGCAAACGTTCGGGTTGGGAACGATGTAGGCCGGATACGGGCACGGGCTGAGTTTGTCGATGATCGCCTGCGTCTGCGCCGCCTGAGAAGCGGTGATGTAGGCGTTCTGCGCCTGCTGAGAGGCCGCGAATTTCAGATCGCTGTTCTGCGCGGTCAGCGCGGCAATCTTATCCTGTAGCGCTTCTACGCGGTTCTGCGTCAGCGCATCGAGGATAGCGCGGGTGCCCGCCGACTGATTGTCCGTGATGTTCCGCGCGGCATCGGCGATAGCGCGCTGGGTAGCGCAAGTATCGGTTGCCATCGTATACTTCACGTCAGCGATCATCTGCCGGTTCTCGCAGCAGCAATTCGCAAGCTGGTTAGCAAGCGTCGTCTGGCCGTTAGAGAGCTGCCAAGTGCTGTTCTGGACGGCGTTCTCCAACCCGTTAATCAACTGCGCATTCTGGTAGCCAAGCGTACACACAGCGTTGTTTACGCTGGCAAAACCAGCGGCCAAGTTGCTGTTTACACCGTTGACCTGATCCAACTGGTTATAGCCCAAGTTGCACAGGCCACTGTTAATGCCGTCCATTTTGCGTTCAAGCGTCGCAAAGTCGGTCGCAAGGTTGAAACCTTCCACAGAAGCAGCGCCGCTTCCGCCGCCAAAGCCGCCCCGACCAAAGCCGTTACCGCCCCAGCCAAACAGCAGGGCAAACACAACGATGATCCAAATCCAAGAGTTGCCACCCCAGCCGTCCATACAGCCGTTGTTATTGTTACCCTCATTCTGACCGGCAACGTACCCAGTCATAAAATCGTCACTCATAGATTTTTCTCCCTTCTTTATTTGCTAAACGGGCCGTCCGCTCCCGTTCGCATCATCTAAGCCCCATTTGCCTAATGAGGTCTTCCGGGTTAATTCCGCGTTCCCGGCACATATTGCGCGCATACTTCTCAATTCCCTGCGGCCCTTGCCTCATCATAATGTCGAGGCCAAGCCGCATTTGCGGGTTAGACTGCGCCATCTGGCTGACGATCTGCATCGGGTTTCCCCCGCCTTGCATTGCGCGAGCCATTTGCCCCAGAGGGGTTGTGCTCATTAACAGGTTCAGTGGGTTCGTCATAGGCCTTCAACCTTTCATTCACGTCGTTCACAAATCGGTTAAACTGAGAGACCGTCACATACTCTTGCTGCTCAGGCTTCGCGTTCTCAAGCCGATATACAGCTAAATCAGCTTTACCCGTGTTTAGGTTAAATTGGCGGCGGTAGATCACGCCATGCGCCATATCCCAGCCGAAGATCGGCGTTCCGTTGAAATCGACTTGCATTCCGTACATCTCACTAACGTCGCTTACCGCTCGCATGGCATACGACGGTACGGATTGCTGTACAGGGGCTTGCTGAACGGGTGCCGACTGAACCGGCATTTGAGCCTGTTGTATGCCGGGCTGCACAGGCGTTTGACCGTACCACTGTTGCGCCAAATACGGATTGTAATTCGGGTAGTTGGCCACGATGCACACCTCCTTCATACCCTCATTTTTGCATAAAAAAAGGACGTGCACCTATCAGATGCACGTCAGATTTATATCGGGTTTTTGTCAATCCTCGACCTTGAGAATCGCCAGTACGGTCGGATAGCTCAAAATGATTTCGCCCTCATCCTCACCATATCCGCTCATCTTGTTGTCGCCAAGAATCAGGATATACCGACCCATATACTCGTTGTCGGTACGATCCATCGCGCTGTACATTGTCGCGCTCACACCGTCGAGTTCTTCCTCCGTCTCTTCGCCATCCACCCAAACTCGGCTGTTGTGGATGACCTTGTCGCCAACGTTCAGGCCGAAGGTTTCCTCTTGCACTCGGATGCCAATGTAGGCATAATCTTCTTCAAAGGCCTCCATATCAATTTCCGCGTTTTCAATCGCCTTGCGAACCGCCTTGTTGCTTGCCATAACTTCTTCCTCCTGTTGGGCTGTTTTCTTGTTCCTTGCAATATATTATAAGACATTTTGTCTTATTTGTCAAGTGTTCAATAAAACATTTTTTGATTTTTTTCAGGTCAAAAAATCCTCTGCTTATTGCAGAGGAAAATGCTTATTGATCCGGATCATCCGGCTTGCGTCTGTGTGCGGGCGTGATGGGCAGAGACAGCAGCCCCCAGCCCTTATAGTGATACAAAGATCCCTTGCTCGATTGGGCACCTCGCATGCTTGTCGCGATCTTTTTGAAGCCGCTTGCTATACGTTTTGCGGCGATATCTCGCTCCTCTTCCGGAGTTTGCGGCTCAAAGAGCCGGTAATTATTCCGCGCCCAGTCGAGCAGATTGGTGCACGGCACTTGATTGCCGCTCGGATCGACCAGCACCCAGATTTTGCTTTCTCGGTTTTGCGGGCCACGCTGTCCCTCCGGGATCGCAAGCGCCGCTTGCACTCCGCGCGGTTGCAGCTCGTCCATCTGCGCCTTAACAGCAGCGCTTTTCGTGCGTCGTCTTTTCGCATCATCACTCCACTTGTGGGGATTTTCGCGCGCTGACTTCGCCGCGCGGAGACGACGGCAAGCGTCCGAGCAGGTCACACGGTTGTCGGATCGGTACGAATCAAACAGCTTACCGCAAATCACGCACGGCTTTGTGATCTTGCCCACCGCGCTACACCCGCATGATGTCGTCTTGCCGGAGATTAGGTTGCTTGCGTAGTACGACTTAACACAGCCGCATTTCAGGCATTCCGCGTCGCACCGGGTCTTAGACGACGCTTCCGGTAGCCGCCAGACCCGCAAGACCTTGAGATCGCCGAACACGTCGCCGACCTGCATGTTGAGCTTGCGCGGCATAGTCAGCGCCTCCCAAACTCGCCGCCGACAAGGATGCGCGGAAGCCCTTTATACATAATGGCTTCTTCGCCGCGGCCATCAACCCAGCGCTGACCCCTGATCTCATCAATGGTCAACGGCTGCTCGCCCTGCCAGTCCGCGAGGGTAAACTGCACACCCTCAGACTGGATCACAGCGATGATCCCGACATCCGGATGATCGACGAGATAAAATATCCCATATTCGTCGATCACTGTCTCGGACACGATCGGGAGCGCCAGCGTGCATCCAGTCTCCCAATCGTAGACGGCCAGCTTCGGCGCATCGCCGCGCAGATAGGCCGCGGTCACGCCCAGCGCATCCGCCAGAGCAGGGAGCAGCTTTGGGCCGAGGTTTCGCTGCCCGCTCTCGTAGCTGTTGAGCGTCTGTGCCGACACGCCCAATTTATCGGCCAGCTCTTTCTGGCCCAACCCGCGCAGAATGCGCAGATCTTTGAGTCCCCTCATTCTCGCGCCTCCTCGATCTCCGGCTCGAGATCATGGCTGCCCAAGGCGTCGCACAACACGACGTCCTTGTTGCCGCAGCCGCGGCCGCAAGGGCAGGTGACAAACTTTGCCACAATCTGCCCATCACGGACAAGAGAAACCGGCACAGTCGTGCCGTCGCCGCAAAATCCGCGGCCCTTGGGTTCGCCCCAAACGAGCGAATAACCCTTCTTTAACTTCATATTCATGTTCCATCCTCCTTATAATCTTTCAAGTGTCTTAATCAAAGACACAGAATAAGACATCTGCTTTTTTCTCCGTTTTTTACTACGTTCATGGTTTTTTCCTCCTCGCCCTTTAGGCTTTTTGTTTTCTTGTTCCTTATGCGCCTATTATAATGCATTTTGTTTTATTTGTCAATAGCATTTTAAGACATTTTTTATTTTTCCAAATAAAAAATCCCCGGCCATCAGGCCGGGGTGTTATCATCAGTATGTAAAGATGCAGACATTCGTCTTTTAATCTCGCGAATGCTGCGGCTGACGGTCGCCGGAGACATGCCCAGCGTCATGCTGATCTGCACGATGCTGTAACCACGCCAGAGCAAATCAAAGACCTGACCTAGCCGGACGTGAACGTCAAAGCCGCAGCGGCGGGCGATCTCCTCTTTAGTGCGCCTGTCAAAATCAAGGCGCACGAGAAACCGCCTCCCTTATCCCTCCTTGGGCTTGTCGTAGGTCATCGCCTGCGCGCTGTCGCTGATGCCCTTGGTCGTCGGGTCGGCGATCACGCCGATCATGCCCAGCACCGTCAGGATCGCGTTGACGGCAGTCAAAAGCGCGTCCTGCTGCACCGTCGGCGTTACGCCAAACAGCGCCAGCAGATTATAGACAAACGCGATCACCAGCGCCAGAAACGACGCCAGAAACGTCTTGTTGTGAAAGCGTACCAACCAGTTAATCCTCATACCTTGATATCTCCTTTTAAGTCCCGCACATCATGCTGAAGCTCTTTGACCTCGCCCTCAAGCTTGTACGTCCTCTCGACGATACTGTTGTGCTTGTTGACCTTATTCTCAAGCTGCTGGATTCGATATTGCATCAGCTTATTGGATGCAAGCACGCCTGCAAGGCTGCCGACCGCGCTTGCAACCGCCGGAAGCCATGTCATCAAGTCCACCTATCCGTCACCTCATTAGTCATTTGTAACCTTCCACCGCCCGACCAGCGTCACATATGTGCCGTTGCCGTCGGTCAGCGTGGTTGTGCTGGCAGTCTCTTCGCCGCCGTCATTCTCCGCGGTATCTGTGCCCGGCGCGTCCTTGACGACGTAATCCGCTGATACACACCCGTCCGCGCCCGTTTGTGTTTTGACGAGGTACCATCCTGTCTCAAAATGGCATACCACATCAACGCGCTCACCATCGTGTACTTTCCCAATCACTTTTGATTTTGTCGAGTCAGCACCGCGCAGGTTGACATAACTGCCCGCTGTCTGTGTCTTGACCGTCGCATTGCCAAACATGGTATCACCTCCTTCCTCGTTATCGTCATAAACCGCAATCATCCGGTGCTTTCCCAGCCCGTTCCACCCCGCTTTTTCCGTCAGCGCGGTTTCGACCACGCCGCCCCGGCTCTTGCTTGAGTGGATGACCGTGTCCTGCTCCGTCACCAGCCCGGTGTGGCTCACGTCGCCCGTACCCACGCCCATGAACGCCAGCATCCCCGCCTTCGCGCCGGAAATGCCCGCCTGCCGCCAGATCAAATGGCGATACTTCGGCGCACTGTCAAAGCTGTTCCAAAGCTCGTTCGTCCCTGCCGTCGTATATCGCTTATCCCCTCCCGGCGCTGTGCGGATGACCTTCTTGATGAGGTTGATACAGTCCAGCTCGCTGTACGCCGTCCCGATCAGCCCCCGCGCCACGCGGATGGCCTCTTCCGCCTGAATCAA